CTACTGGTACTGCTAACCAAAACACCAACTACGGTGTGATTGTTGCTGGTAGCGATTCGGCTGTGGCTTCGGCTCAGCAAATCACCAAGACGGAAACGTATCGTGACCCTGACAGCTTTGCTGACATTGTTCGTGGTATGCACCTCTACGGAAGAAAAATACTTCGCCCGGAAGCTCTGGTGACTGCCAAGTACAACGCAGCCTAAACGTGAAACGAACGGGGTTGGTTTACCTTCCCTGTTCTTCATAATCATTAAAGAAAGAAACTCTTATGTCTATCGCTCAATCCATTCGCCCTCAAGCTGTATTGCTTGAAAAAGATGTGTCGCTCGCTGCCACTTCCGGCACCGCTGTTGGCATCTCCGTGCCTGCCGGTGTAACCGTGCTCGCTGCTGGTTTTCAAAACTACACCGTGGTTCCTGACATTACCACTTACACCTTGGACGTCACTGACGGCACCACCGTGTTTGCTAATGACCTGAACTTCGACGCTGCTGCCGCCTATACCAACAAGGGTGGTGTTGTTCCCGGCTTCGTTGCTGCTGCTGACACCATCGACGTTGTCACCACCATCTCTGGCACTGTTGGCGTTATCGCTGGCCGTGTGTGGGCTTTGGTGGTTGATTGCAACGCTGGCACTCGTGCTGCCGCTGCTGTTGATCGTGACCAACTGGCTTAATCTATAGCCTGACAAGGGGGTGCTGACGTTTGTTGGCGCTCCCTTTATTTGTTTGTAGCTCTAATTAGAGAGCTTTTTTATAACGAGAGGATTCTCTAATGGCTATCACTTCTGCTATTTGCACCAGTTTCAAAAAGGAACTGCTTGAGCGTAAGCATGATTTTAATACTACGTCTGGTCACACATTCAAGATTGCTTTGTACACATCGTCAGCAACTCTTGGTGCATCCACCACCGACTATTCTGCAACCAATGAAGTTGTAGGAACTGGCTACACTGCCGGTGGCACTGCTCTCACAAACATTGACCCAGCCACCAGCGGCACTACCGCCTTCATTGACTTCGCAGACGCCACATGGCCTAGCGCAACCATCACTGCTGCTGGCGCACTAATTTACAACACCACCTCTGACGGTGGTACAGGCACAACTGACGCTGTAGCTGTCATTTCTTTTGGTGGTGATAAAACCTCCACCAACGGTGACTTTGTTGTCCAATTCCCTGTAGCTGACGCAAGCAACGCCATTGTTCGTATTGCATAACAGTGGCAACAACTACGCGATCTGGTGCAATATATGGCATCGGCACATATGGTGCTGTTCGCTATGGCATAAGTAATGTTGCTTATGTACCAGATGGCTTAGCTGCCACAGCCACTAGCGATAGTGGTGTTGTCATTATAGGTAATGCAACTCATGTAGTTGTTAGCTTAGTTTCTCCTGCCGTTGTAGGCAGCGTTGGTGTTGTTGGTGTTGCTGTTACAAGTGTTGTTGGTGTTGTTGCCACAGCTTATGTTAATGATGCCGTCACATTTAGTCTAGGTTGCACAACATCAATTGACGGGGTTGCCTCAACTGTCAGCGTTGGCAGCGTTGTTGTCAAAGCCTCATCAACCTCATTGTTGGTTGGTCAAACTAGCACAGCCTCTGCTGGCTTGCTAAGTGTTTCTGCTGCTGCCACCACTGCCCTTATTGGTGTGGTTGCTTCTGTCAGCTTAGGCACTGTTGAAGTTAGATCAATCAATCGCATACCTGTGGACGGCATTGCTGTCACAGCTTATGTAGGCAGTATGGTGGTTGTTGCTGCTTCTAATGTGGCAATGGTTGGTGTTGGTAGTGATGCTTCACTTGGCAGCGCTGTTGTAAAAGCCAAGAATGTTTATGTAGCTGCTGGTATTGAAGCGGTTGTATATGTTGGTACAGCGTCAGTTGCTGAGAATGCTAGACCAACATTCATAGGCATTGAATCTGTTGTTAGTCTTGGTAGTTGCACCGTCACTACCACCGCTTTTGATTATGAAGCTGTTGCTGCCTTATATGCTAAGATAAGAACAGTGTTTATTGAGCGTAGAGAAACATCACAAGAACGTACAGCGCTTGTAGAAGCACAGAATAGAACAGTGTATATCAATCACAATTCTCCTGTTGCCACTCGTACAGCTTACGTAGCAACAGTGCCTAGAACAGCATACATCTCAAGAAGCTTGTCTACACAAGATAGACGAGTATTAGTCGGATAAGGAAATATAATGTCATTCAAATGGCCCAATAAAGATAAAGATGAAACACTAGACTATAGCGTTGATTGGTCTAGGTATGTTGGCACTGCCACCATTGCTTCTGTGACGTGGTATGTTGATAATGCTGATGGTGTTAAAACCACCATTGCTAGTGGTGCTGTTGTTAATGGTATTCAAAACATTTCTCAAACTGTGTCTGGTAAAGTTACCACCATCAATCTTGGTCTTGGAACAAACAACGTTGAATATAAATTCTACTGCTCCATCACTGACAACGCTGGTCGCACAGCAGAGCGCGTCATTCGTCTACGCATCAAGGAACAATAAAAATGGCATATGATTATATTGGACTAACTAACGAAGTTAATCGTAGGCTTAACGAGGTTGAACTGACCTCTACAAACTTTGCTGCTTCTGTTGGCTTTTACGCCACCATCAAAGACGCTGTCAACGCTTCCATTCGTGACATCAATCACACCCATTATGAATGGCCCTTCAACCATGTTCTTGCAGAAGAAACATTGACGGCTGGTATTACTCGCTACTCATTTCCATCTGATGCCAACACCCTAGACTTTGACACCTTTCGTATTAAGGCCGACAGCACTCTAGGCAACAGCACAAGCAAGCTTGATATTGTTGCCTACGAAGACTATCTTGAAAGCAGCGTAGATCAAGAATATAGAACAGACAAAAGAGAAGTTCCTAAGTTTGTGTTTCATTGCCCTAGTCTTGAATATGGTGTGACGCCAGCACCTGACCAAGCCTATGAAATCTTGTACGAATACTATCGCATTCCTGTCGATCTGGAAAACGCTACAGACGTTCCCAGCATTCCAGAACGCTTTCGTCATGTAATTGTTGACGGTGCTATGTACCACGCTTACATGTTTCGTAGCAATGAACAAGCTGCTAACATTGCTAAAAGTAAAATGGAAGAAGGTATTAAACATATGCGAACGATGCTAGTTAATCGTTATTCTTATATGCGTTCCACTGCCATCCTTAGTCGTGCAACATCAACCTTCGGAAGCAGGGTAGCTTAATATGGCAGACGCATGGCAAACATATGCCTTTGAGTTTAAGGGTGGACTAATTTCTAACTTGTCTCCCTTGCAGCATGGCTCTCAAATGCCCGGTAGTGCAAGACTGCTAAAGAACTTTGAGCCATCCACTGAAGGTGGCTATCGTCGTATTGAAGGCTATGCAAAATATGACAGCGCTCTTGTTCCTGCCTATGGCGAACCATTGGTGCAAGGTGGTAGTCAAACTGGCACGACCTTGCTAATTGCTAACATCGGTGTTACACCAGTTGTTGGTGGCACTTTCACCATTGCTGGTGTTGCTGGCACCTACACCATTGCTGGTGGTGGTGTTATCTATGACAGTGCTACCAAAACAGCCACACTAACTCTCACAACCTCTTTAGCAACCAGCCCTGCTGACAAAGCTGCCATCACCTTCACTGCCATTTCTGGTCTTGTTGAAGGTGTTGCTGTTTGGCAAAACACTGTTGTTGCTATGCGTAATAACGACATATACAAGTCAGTTGGTAGCGGCTGGACAAAGATTAATAAGCCAAGCTACGGCACGGTGTTGGTCAATGGTGGTAGTCAGACAGGAAGCAGCTTGCTCATTGATGGCCTCACTGGCGTTCCAAAGGCTGGTGACACCTTCAGCATTGCTGGCGTACAGAAGGTGTATACGGTGCTTGCAGACGCTTCCGTGACCAGTGGAGCCACTACCCTATCAATTAGCCCTGCACTCGCTTCTAGCCCCGCTAATGACGCTGCCATCTCTTGGCTATCCACAGCATATACATCAGGGACAAAGCTACGCACTGCCAAATATCGCATCAACCTAACTGAAAAGATTATTGGTGTGGATGGTAGCAACTATCCTTTTGTTTGGGACGGTACAACCTTTAGCTTTATCAATGGCTCTGCTGACATCCTTGGTGCGCAGTTTGCTGTGTTCCATAAGAATCAAATGTTCTTTGCCAAAGGGGACAAGCTAGTCTTCACTGCCCCTTACAGCGACAACGACTTCAGCGCTGCTAACGGTAGCGGCATCATTTCTGTTGGCAATGTCATCACTGGCATTGTTGTGTTTAGAGAAACACTAATTATCTTTACTGAAAGAACAATTAGTCAACTCACTGG